ATGATCCGCGCCGTCTACGGAAAGCCAGGGGAGGGGATGACCTATGCAGAAGCCGGCCAGCTATCAACGCCTTCCGCACGCTCAGGACTGCGACTGCTCTGTCTGCTGGTCCAGACGCGAAATGGCGAAACCCGCTCCCTCCCGGTCCACACCCTGCGCCCTATGCCGCCCCGCATATGCGCGGCCGATTCGTACGCTGCAAATGGGCTGCGTCGGTGGAATCTGGAAGCCTCTGCTCTCGGACTGGAAGGTGGAACCGGCCTTTATCTGCGAGAAGCACACGCCACCCGCCCGCCCCGCGAAGTGGTGGAGCGTTATCTACGACTCGGGCAAGCCAACGCCCTGTGTGCCGATTCACGAACCGTTCGAGCTGGTGGGGTGATGGCATGAGAATTTCTGACAGCCCCTATCTGGTCGTCCTCGTTGCCCTGCACATCGTCGAGGTCTTGCATCTGGTCCAGCGCCGAGCACTTCAAGACGAAACCGCCCCCGCAGATGCCGAACAGGTCCAGGGCCGCGCTCCCGGCTCGTCGGATCACGCTTCACCGATCCGGCGAACGGAAGCACGGGCGGAGCGAACCCTTGACCCTGCACGAACCGAAACAGCCTCCGCTCGTGAGTGCGGGAGCGCTTTTCCCTCCCGCGCTCCCGAGCCCTCGGCGGCGAGAGTGGGATGACAAGGGCGAAGCCCTTGGTGTTAAACAGCGTTGTGGATGATTAATTAAATTGATGTTTGCTCAAATGGAAAGTGTCAATTCAGCACTATTCGTCGCATTAAAAAATGAACTATTGAATCTTTTAATACTTGATAAATAGTTGTTCCAAGAGCGTTTGAATACAGCTATAGATAACCCGCAAGCCAAGTAACAAGCCGGTCGCAGTGAAATTGCTTTTTCACTCGTTCGGGATCGCTCGGCCTGCAGAAAGCAAAGCAGCGCAATAAAGCGCAACTAGAGAGAGGAAACACAAAATGGCACGTTCGACTATGGAAGTTGCATTTCTCGGCACTCAACGCTTCGACGGTGAAGCGGGCCAGAAGTACATCAAGGTCTTCTACGGCGATGAGCCGGACGGCAAGACCGAACACGGCCTGTCGATCATCGGGATGGCAGCAGCGGACGAAGTAGCCGACGAGATCTTCGCAGCCGGCGCGCAGTTCGAGCCGCTGCAACTGGTGCGCATCCACTTCGAGATTGCCCGTGGCGGGCAGAACAAGGGCAAGAATCTGGCGCTCCAGCTCGAAGCCGTCCAGACCCGCGCCGCTGCCGAAACCCCGCGCGCCCCAGCTCAACCCCAGGCCAAAACCGGCGACCCGGCCAAGGCCAACTAACCGGGAGGGGCGGCCATGCTGATCGATGACCGGGTGTACTGCGACTGCTGCGGCAACGACATGGGCAAGCTCATGGCGCTGCCCGCGCCGCAAAGCGACCTGCTGCCCGACCTCAGCCTGCCGCCCCATTTCGCCGTCTGCCCTGACTGCGAACCCTCCGAACAAACCGCCGACCTTGAGCAGGCCGGCGAATGAATTTCCTCGCCTGTGACGGTGACTGGCTGCAAGGCGCCGATGGTTCGCCCATCTGCTCCGGCTCGCTGGTCGCCCTCACGGTCGAGGAAATGCAAAGCCTCTACGGCTCTGCACTGACCTGGGACCAAGTCTCCGAGCTGCAAGGCGAAGCGATTGTTCTGTTCGCCACCGTGTTCGGCTTCCTGGTCCTGAAAAAAAAGCCCTGAAACAGTGAGGTATCACTCATGCAACTGAACAAGCACTTCATCAAGAAAATCGGCGTTGGCGCTGCTGCCGCGCTTTCCACCCTGGCCGGCTCCGTCTATGCGGCAGTCCCGTCCGAAGCCACCCAAGCGCTGGATACCGCCGGAACCGACGTCGGCACCATCGGTTGGGCAGTGTTCGCCGTGATCATCGCCGCGATGGCGTTCAAGTACATGCGCCGCGCCCTGTAACCGGGAACCGCGCACTGCATGTGCCGAAGCAAACAAACCCCGCTCCGGCGGGGTTTTCTCTTCCAGGGAAACGCCAATGAGCTACGAACTGTACGTCCTGATCCTCACCACCCTGGCGTTTTATCTCGTGTTTTTTGGGCGGGTGTGAATATGCGGGCCGCTTGGATTGTTTTCTTTCAATCGCTCTTTGCCGTGCTGCTGAGCGTCGGGGTTGTTGCTCCGTCTGTTGCGCAGGACTACTACTGGCGAAATCTCGCGGATCAAGGGGCTTATTCCAGTCCTCTAGCTGCCTGCCGGTCGACCCAACCTAATGTTGTCCATGTGACCATTATTAATAATGGACTTACCGCCATGTGTAATATCACGGGCGGTTCTGTTGGAACAGTTTATCGGTATGGTGATACCTGTTCCGCTGGCACTTCTTATAATTCTCAGACCGGCGAGTGCGAGGCTCCTGAACCCGATCAATGCGCCACCGCAACAGGTGAGTTCGTTCACGAGTACAACGCCGGCTCACTAGATCCTTCTGTACCACCTTCGCTGCCTCCAACTTCCATCTGTGAAAGCGGTTGCCTCTACAACCGCACTGCGAAGGTCAAAGGCTGTAATCGGTTTCTGGAAGCGACCACCGGAAAGGATCTGGACTCTGTTTACTGTCAGGTTGTCTACCAGGGCGCCGGCAGCCAATGCACTACCGATAATCCGCCTCCCGGCAGCGTCTTCGACCAGCCGCCGTCCAAGCCTCCAGCCGACAGCACACCTCAGTTCACCAGCGAGAACAAATGCGGCGATTGGGTAACGAATCCTGATGGCTCTCAATCCAGAAGCTGTACCAGTAACGAGCAGCTGAAAGAACCCGGACAGCTCAACTGCGATAACGCCGGGGCTTATTTGCATTGCACCCCTGGCAAGCCCGCGCCGCGCTTTGAAGACACCGCGAAAGCCGAGGACACCACCAAGACCACCAATCCGGACGGCTCCACCAAGACCGAAACCACCACCAAAACCGATAAAACGGTCTGCACCGGCGCTAAGCCATGTACCTCTACCTCTGCCGAAGAGAAGTTCCTTTCCGGTACCAATCCTGATGGTACGCCCGGCGATGAAAGCAAGGAATGCAAAGGGTCTGGCTGTAAGGAGGGTTCCGAAGGAGATAGCGAAGGCGAAGAAGGCCCGGAACGCTTGGCGTCGGCTGGTTCCTGCGATGCGGGCTTTTCCTGCAGTGGCGACCCGATTGATTGCGAAGTGCTCCGGCAGCAGAAGGAACAGCTTTGCCTCGCTGAGGAGATGACAGATTTCCCCAAGCACAAGCCCGCCATCGAGGCGGCTGTTACCGGCGACCGGTTCCAGCTGGACGAGGGCTCCGGCGTCATCGACGTGCCGTCCTTCATCAACCAGGGCACCCGCTTTCTTCCGTCCGCCTGTCCTGCCGCCGAAAGCTTCAGCCTGACCACTGCAGGCGGCCGCACTTTCCAGCTCAGCTATGAACCGCTCTGCCGCGCCGCCAGTGACCTGAGCGGCCTGTTCGTGGCCGTGGCTACCGTTCTTGCCGCCCTGTATGTAGGCCGCGGCGTAGGAGGTCAGTAATGCAATTTCTATTCATCGTTCAGATGCTGATCATCGTCCTCGGCCCGCTGGTAAAGATGGTGCTGAAAATGATCGGTTTCGGCTTCGTCTCGTACATGGGCTTCAACCTCATCATTGGCCAGGCGCAGGACTACCTGTTCGGGCTGATGGGCGATGTCGGGCCGGTGATCCAGGGAATTCTCGGGCTGGCCAAGTTCGATGTGGTGGTGAACCTGTATTTCGCCGCCATCTCCACGCGCTTCATCTTGGCCGGGATCGACAAGGCCACTGACCGTAAACGCAATCAGGTCTGGCACAAGCCGGGCGGCACCTCCATCGAAGCCTAAGGAGGTGCCGTCATGCTCGTTATCCGTACCGGCAAGCCCGGCCATGGCAAGACCCTCAACACCATTCGGGAGGTCGATCAAAAGGCCCACGCCGAGGGTCGGGTCGTCTACTACCACAACATCAATGGCCTCAAGCCCGATCAGCTACAAGCGCAGTGGTTCGAGTTCGAAGATCCGGAGAAGTGGTTCGAGCTGCCAAACGATTCGATCATCGTCGTCGACGAGGCGCAGGGCTGGTTCGGCGCTCGCGATCCACGGGCGCGGCCACCGGAGCACATCACGCGCTTCGAGACCATGCGCCACCAGGGCCATGAGGTTCACCTCGTCACCCAGGATCCGCGCTATCTCGATGTCCACCTGCGCCGGCTGTGCAACTCCCATATTCACTACTGGCGCGTGTTCAAGTCCGCCCAGCTGCTGCGCTTCGAGTCGGAAGTGGTGGTGGAAAAGGTCGAGCTGAAAACCAGCTTCAAGGACGCCGACAAGAAGTCGCTGCGTCTGGATAAGCGCTACTTCGGCGCCTACACCAGCAGCAACGCCAAGCACCATTTCCAGACCAAGGTGCCGACCAAGTTCATCCTGGCGCTGTGCGTGATCCTCGGGGCCGGCATCCTCGTTTATCGCGCCTATGAGCGCTACGCCGCCGAAAAAGCGCAAGCCGCGACAGCCACCAGCGCGCCGGCCGGAAGCATGGTGGAGCAAGTGAGGGATACGGTCGGATCGTTCATCAAGCCGGCGGGCGAAGCGAAATCCGATGCGCCGGAAAGCGTCGCCAGCTACATCGGACGGCGCGTGCCTCGGATACCACAGCTCCCATCGTCGGCGCCGATCTACGACGAGCTGACGCGACCCGTGTCGTTTCCCCGGCTCTACTGCATGTCCAGCACCGACCCTGCGACCTATGCCCGCGAGTTCGGGCGAATGGCGCATGCGGTAGTCAACGGAACGCCTACGGTTTGCCAGTGCTACACGCAGCAGAGCACGCGGGTAGAAACCGATTTC